ATTATTTATTTGTCTGTATTGTGAATAAAAATCATTTCCAAATCCTTCACCTGTTTTTTCCAAATATTCTTTTGGTGTCATCCAAACAATATTGTTTTTATCTGCCAAATCTTTGTCATAAGCATGATAACCACCTAATGTGTCTGTATCAAATATGCCTTCTGCTTTTGGCTTTTCAGCATATTCTTCCCAATCAACATCTTTGGTGTGGTAAACATCCGAAAATGGTGTTGTTTCTGGTTCAAGAAATCTCAATTTTCTTTCACTTGGTTTGAATTCTTTTGGTTCTTGTTTTTGGTCACTTTTAAATTCAACTCTGTAATCATCTTCTCTGCCTGTGTTTTCTTTATATACAACACAACCTTCTCCACCAAACGCATAACCATTGGCATGTTCCTGTATTATATTTTCAATGTTCGTTGTTTTTGGGTATGGTTCGCCTTCACCAACTGCTACTTTTGAACCATCATTATATTCTATATACCAATGTTCATCTACTGGTATTGTTCCATCATTTGTTACTTTTTGGTCTTTTAACATTTTAACAACATCATTTTTGTTTTTATATTTTTCAAAAAATATACCATTTTTTGTTTCAAATGCTTCATAATCTTTATCTTTTAATTTTTGTTTTGACCATTCTATAATATCTTCATCATTTGAATTTTTATCTTTTTGTGGTTCAATACCCATTTCTTTCAATTTCTGATGTTCTGCTGGTGTGCCATCTTGTTTTGGTTCTTCATCTTCTTCTGGCAAACTTTCATCACCAAATCGCTTTTTATATTCTTCAATGGCTTCTTTTGGTTCCATGCCTTTGGTGTCAACACCTGCTTCTTTCAGTTTTGCATAAACCATACCAATAAATTTACTACCCATTGATGACATCTCCTTCTACATAAGGTTGTAATGCACCCATGTTTTGATTTTCTGCTTGTATCAATTCATATTCACCGATGGCTTGTTCTTCACTCATGCCTTCGTTAAGTTCCTTGATGGCGGTAATTTTCGACTTCAAACCAGCATTTACTTGTTGAACTAATATGTTAGTTACATTTTCAAGTGTTGGGTTGGTATATTCATTGAATGTGATGTTAATTAAATCTTTGTAGTCAATGATTGTCAATCCATTGATGTAATCTTGAACTTGCAAATATTTATTAAACAATTCTTTCAAGGTCTTTTCCCATGCATCCAAACAAACTGCTCTTGTTCTCATGCTTGGTTTTTCCCTTGCATCTTGGCTTTCTTGACTTGAATTTATGCTTTCTAGTCCTGTAAGTCCGATTGTTGTTGGTGACAACCCTGCTTTATTGATGGCGGTTGACATAAGTGTTTGAATTGGTCTGATATATGCTTCCCAATTTATTTTGCCTTGTGTTACTTGCCATAAGTTCTCACCATTGCCAGGTGTGGTTGAACCCTTTGTTATAATAATTGTTTTATTAAAGTGGTTCAATCTCATGTCGTTGCCTTGAATGTCTTGCGGTATAAGGTCTTCATCAACATATTCTTTGACACCGCCTTTTCTGATGGCATCAATAAGGTCTGAAATACTTTCTGTCAATGCATCTTCAATTCCTGCAAGACCTTGAATGTCTGGAACACCACGCTGTCCTTTATAGATTTTGCTGTTGTTGGTTGAGTTTTGTTTATATACAACCATCATGTCTGTAAATGGCAAAACCTTGTTCTCTGGCATTTTCTTCATTTCCATATCTTCAAGACATTGTTTGATTAAATGCTCATCATCGACCGCCACCTTTTCACCATCAACATAAAACAAATAATCTATGCAATAGAAACCAGCTTCGTTTTTAGAATGTATTTCATGCAATTCTACATTTGGCTTTGTTTCGCTTACTTTCTTGATAATATATGCTTGTGGCATACCATGTGAATATTTGACTTCAAAATATTGTGGTTCAATGACATCAATTATAGGGTGATTGCACAATGATTTGTCGTAACTTATTCTATACAACACATCACCAATTCCGCTTTCCCAATATACACCATCAATGAATTTCTTTTGTAGTTCTGCATCTTCTTTTATCTTGTTCAATATGTCATCGATTTCTTTATCATCGCTCTTACAAGTAAAACCGCTTGATGCTACTAGGTTGACCTTGCCTTGAACTATCATTGGAATAATGCCAAAATATGTGAACGCTTGACCTTGTATGTATTGCCCCATGAATTTGTCTTTGCCTTCCATTGCTAACCATGTATCACGATAATATTTTGGTATCTGAACTTGATAGAAATTTCTGATTGTTGATGGGTCATTGCTCAAAAGTGCTAGGTTCTGTGCTAGGTTAAATCTATATACAGCTGGCGACCTTATTTGGTCAAGCACTTCCTTATTCTTCAAATTAAAACTAAACATCTTATTCTTCCTTTATGATATTGTCATTAAATTTTTTGTTTGTCGCCTTTCTTCTTTTTGTTGCTTCTGTTTCAACAATCTTCATTTCATCTATCTTTTCAAGTGGTTTTGGTTCTTCACCGCTATCTATCAACCAACCTTGTGGTTTATATCGCCTTTCATATGTCAATTCATCAACTACATTGTTTACTCTATAACCGCTTTGTCCTACTTTATATATGTTCAAAATCTTCATATTCTATCTCCTTGTTTCCTTTGTTATTGCATACCATTTTTCTGTGAGTGCATACGCTAAACTATCTGCAATATCGTTGTCTTGAACCGATAAATCAAGTTCCGCACCTTTCTCATCAAGCAATATTCTTGTGTGTGCTACATATGAATTGTATGCATGGCTTGTCCATAATAGTCTATTCTGCATGAGTAATTGTTGTTTTAATGCACATCGTGTTTTCAAATTTATTATGTCTTTGTATGCTTTGACACTACCTTTGACTTGTATTGTGCGATATATGTTTTTGTTTTTCCATGTATTTATTAAAATGTTCTCGGCACTATCAATGACAATTTTTTGTAGCTTCTGCATATAATATGTGAACCACCACTCCAATTTGTCTTGAAATGCTGCGATAATGTCATCGTGGCTTGTCGCTGGCACTACCCAACATTCTAATACGATAATTCTTTGACAATCTCTTGAATAACCCACAAGCGTTCCAACTGTTGATGCCTTGCTTGTATCACTTGGGTCTTTATTTGAACCAACATCGACAAATAGTCCGATTTCCCATAAGTTACTCAATTCAATTTTTTCAAATGGTATAAGGTGCAATTCTTTGTCCATAAGCGATGCATAAGCAGCACCTTCTGCAAAACCCCTACAACCCATAACTTTTGACATATAGTAAAATGAATTTTCAGGGTATGTTCTAATCAACTTGTCTTTGTCTTCTTCGGTTAAATGTGGTGCATCATCATTTAGGTTAAAGTGATAATAATGTGCATATTCCCAATCTTCAACCATGTCCGCCATCTCAATCGATGGCACCGTTTCTCTGTATTGCACTTTTGCATGATTGATAAATTCTGTGTAAAACTCTTGGCTTGGTAGTCCACCATTGGTTGTGCCAATAAGTTTGCATTTACGAGATATTGCACGACCAACTGCTTCTCGTATAACATCAATGTGCATGACACTCATTTCTTCTAACCATATGCCATCTGGGTTTGAACCCAAGATTTTTGACCATGATGCTTTGTTGTCTGCACCAACTAGATATACAGTCTTGTCGCCATTGCGTGTGTGCCACACAAATTGTGCTCCACCAGCTACATTATCTCGGTATTTTTCTCGCATGAATGAATATAAGTTATAAAAGCTGTCTTCATTCTGCAATATGTTTCTGACACCTGTTCCAATGTCCTTTACGATTATATAGAATTGTGTTGCATCACTTGGTGCTTCCATAATCCATTGCATGAATTTATGACCCGCCACCAATGATTTAGAACAACCTGTTGCTCCTACCAAAAACAACATTTGGCTTTCATCTGCCATGACTGAACGCATTTTGTCTGTCCATATGATGTCAGTGAACTTCATTTTCTTTCTTCTTCTTTCTTATTAAGATAATTTATTTATTATTGTTGTT